CCGAACTATTTAAATTTTAAATCTTCGGATGAGGAAGAAGTAAAAAAAATTTTTACACCAGTAACTAATATATCAGAAAGAAATAGAAGTAGTGGACCAACTTATTTATGTATTTATGCTGGTGGAACTTCTGAAGTATTAGATTTAGATGAAAAAAGTAGATATACCTATAAACAAGATGGGTTTGCTTTTGATCAACCACCCCCAGATTTTAACATCGGTAAAGAAGATTTTCTTTTAGTTGCATTTAGAGTTGCATATGGTGCTGAAAATCAAACAATGTTTAAAAGTGTTTCTTTAAATCAACAAGAACATAGAGAAACGGGTGAATATTTTGCTGCGTTAACTGATTTAATAGATAAAAAAGGTGGTACGCAAAGATCATATCAAGGAACAGATTTGTATAGAATTTTCAAAACCCGTTCTTATAAGGCTGAAGTAGAAGCTTTGGGATGTATGAATATACAACCCATGATGTATTTCCAATTAGATAATGTACCATTTTTTAATGGGGCATATATGATATTAAATGTTAACCATAAAATTACTCCAAATCATATGACCACTAGCTTTAGTGGTTTACGGCAAAGTAAAATATTAACTACAGTAGTTAAGGATATTACAACATTTTTAGATACAGATTTTACTGATGTGTTAGAAGGAGACCCATTTGTTTTTTCAAATTTAACTAATGAAAACCCTGATAGATTTAATATTGGTATAGACCCAAATAAAGATCCAGATGATATTTTTGGTTTAATACAAATTGATGATAAATCATTACAAGATATGGGTGTTGACGATATAAATACTTTAGTATCTAAAAATGCGGGATTAGGTGGAATTTTACGTACACAATTTCAAAATAATCAAATATTAAGTAAATCTCAAGTAACAATGTTGTTATCTAATATGTTAACAATATCATCAGATGATATATCATCAGATGATAATGGCCATGGTTTCAGTAGAATAGTTGAAACTTGGCCAAAAGCAACATCACCATCACCATCACAACAAAATTATTATGCAGAAGATAACCCATATGGTAATCCATCAAGTGAAGACTTTAAAGGAAATATCTTTTCCGCACAAACAATCGCCCATAAGTATAGGGGTAGAGGATATATACCTATAATTGGTGTAGATGAATATAAAGCAGCGACAGTGGCGTTAGGTGTAGATTTATATAATAATCCAGATTTAATAAATGTTAATAAAGAATTGGCGGTAAAAGTTTCTATATTTAAGTGGAAAAAAGATAGTGATAAATCAGCATTTGCGTCTTCTAATGGTGGCAGCGCTAATCAATTTACGCGAACAGTTGCAATACTTTCAGGCGAAGGAAGTAATACACTTGGAAAAAGTTTTGATAACTTCGCTAGAGTTTTAAGTAGATTTGATTTATTAGGTATAAATATTGATGGTAAATCAAATAATAAGGTAGGTACTGGCACAGTTTTATCTATAAAGTAATAATTAATTGAATTTCTAAAAAAAATACATTATATTTGCGATATGCATATTGGAAATATAGTATCATCTTCTGTAATTAAAGAAGAAAATTTTTTTTTATTTGATGAAATTGAATCAATAGATAATTCTTTACCCACACTTATTGTTGGTTGGGATAAAACCAAACAAATATTTGGTAACAAAATATCTATTTTAAATAAAAAAATAAGTGATAATTTATTCTGGACATTCTTACCAAAAGAAAGAAGAGTTGATTATGATGATGATTTAAGTAAGTTTAAAAAATTATGTATTAATACATTTGGTGATGAATTATCATATGTTTATATTGACCCGATACATGATAAATCAAAAAAAATCAAAAAAATATTAAAGAAAATTTATTCTTTAGATGAATCAATTTCATATATTACAGATAAAAATATGTTATATATTTTGGGTGATAACATAATTTTTGGGGTAGATTTAAATATATCAGAGTTTATAGGTGTAGAAAATGATAAAATAATATCAAGGATACATAACCTACCAAGTAGTGTTTTGATTGATAATGAAATATTTAATAAGTGTAAGGAATTTATAATAAAGTTAGATAATGATTATAAATTAGTTCCTTATGTTGTTAAATATGGAAAATACTATTAAAATAATAACATTAGCTTCATTTGTTTTAAATGATAAGGTAGAAAGCTTTAAAAGATACTTAAATAAGAGATTTAAGATTCCTGAAGATAAACTATTCATATATTCAATAGATGAAGAAACTGATAAAAAAATTGTAACATTTAGAGTTTATTTAAGAGATGGTAAAAAAATTAATACAAGTTCATTTTTCCCAATAACAATTATTGTTCATAAGAAGGGTGAATGTTTTTATACGATTAATGCATTAAATAAATTAATTGAAAAAGAAACTGGTAGTGAAAAAGGAAATATTAATTATAGAGACTATCAAGTGGATTGGGATAAATATCAAGGAAAAATATTAATTGTAAAATCAGGAGAACTATCAATAATGAACATTAATCGTAATTTTTCTTAATAACCCGATATTTATAAATAAATGTAACTAATATGGCTGATAAAGATAAAAATAAAGATAAGGATTTAGAATCTACATTGGATGATTTTTTAAGTGAAGAAGTAAAAAAAGAAGAATCAAAAGAAGTAGAGGAAAAAGAATGTGTAGGTGAAGAATGTTTAATCAATGACGGTAAAGAAATTGTTGAAAGAGTAAATAAAGTTTATAAAACTACTGATGGTAGACAATTATTAATGTAATAGAAATGAGTAAAAAAAATCTATTAAAAGAAGAATTAAAACGACACATGCAACTTTTGGAATATACTTTTTATGTTCCAGAAGAGGATGGTGAAGATGATGATGTAGATAATTTATTATTAGGGGCAGATACTTTATATGAGCAGGATCCAGTACCTGGTGAAGAAGAACCAGCAGAAGATCCATTTGCTGCACCTGACGCATTAGATACACCCCCTGTCGACGCTGGATTAGAAACACCATCCGTTGAAGACCCACTTGCTACCACACCAGAAGGTGAAGAAGTAGCAACTGATGTTGAAGTTGATCCATTTGTAACACCAGAAGAAGGTATGGAAATTGAAGATGAATTTGCCACTGAAGAACCTATTGGTGATGAAACAGTAGAAGTAGATGTTACTGATATTGTTGATAAAGCAGAAGAAACTAGAACCGAAATTGAAGGACTTACATCAAAAATGGAAGAATTGATGGGTAATTTTAGTGAATTATCAGATCAAGTAAGTGGTATGGATCAAGTTATTGATAAAATTGATGGTTTAGAAAAAGAAATTGAAAGAAGAAATCCTACTCCCGTAGAAAAATTAGAAATGAGATCTATGGATTCATTTCCTTATAGTGTTAAATTAACAGATTTTTGGGAAGATAAGGAGGGTTATGAAGTAGGAGAAGAAACTGAAGAGGAAGAATATGTTATAACCAAAAATGAAGTAGATGAATATAGTGAAAGAGAAATAAAGGATTCTTTTAACTACGATTCTAATGATGAAAACTATTCAGAACTACCCGAAGATTAAGTCAAATCCCTCATTTGACAAATTAACCTATAATGATTAAATTTATTTCATTATAGGTTATTTTATTTATTGACTTTTAAAAAACTAATAACTATATTTGAATAGATATAAAAATTAATAATAATTAAAAAAAAAATACAATGAGTAATACAACATTAGAATCAATTTTATCACAATACGAAAAAAATAGTGATGGTGGTAAAAAACCAAAAGTATCCAACGAGGAGAGGTTAAAAAAATACTTTACAGAGAAATTACAAAAAGGTGTAAATAACTCTACTAAGAGATTTAGAATTTTACCTGGAAAGGAAGGTAAATCTCCTTTTGGTGAAATTTATTTACATGAAAGGGAAGTGGCCAGTAAATATGAAAAGATTTATTGTAATAAATTAAATGATGCAGAACTTTGTCCTTTATGTGAAGCTGAAGAAGCTTTAAAAATGGATGGTAGTAAAAAAGCCAAAGATATGGCAAAAGAATACACTCCACGTAAATATTATGTAGTTAAAGGTATTGACCGAGATAATGAAGATCATGGTGTTAAATTCTGGAGATACAAACACAAATATACTGGTGACGGTGTTCAGGATAAGTTAATGCCAATCTTTAAATTAAAAGGTGATATAACTGATGCTAGGGAAGGTAGAGATATTATCATTACAACTAATCGTAATGATAAAGGATGGAGTGTAGTTAGTTCTATTATGGGTGATGATGTTAGTTTACTTACTTCTGATAAAGATAATGCAGATGAATGGTTTAACAATGAAGAAACATTTAGAGATGTTTATGCTAAAAAATCACCTGAATGGTTGGATATAGTGGCTAAAAATATGACACCAATATGGGATTCAGAGTTATCTAAATATGTTGCGGAGGAGGAGAAAGAAGAAACTGAAACAGCATCTTTAGAAGAAGAAATTAATTTACTTAAAAATGATGGTAATAACCTATCTGATGATTCAAAAGAAGATGTAGTAGTAACTACATTAGATGATGAAGAAGAAGATGAATTACCATTCTAAAAAGTAAATTAAAATGGCTAAAAAACCCCTTAAGAAAAAAAATACCGATTTTTCTAGTATACGGAAACGATTTTCTTCTAGTGATAAGTATAAAGAACAAAAATACTTTGATCTAGGAGAAGCTTTCCAAAAAGCAACAGGAATCCCAGGTCCCGCAATTGGGCAGGTGAATATGTTGTTAGGACACTCTGATACTGGAAAAACTACCGCATTACTTCAAACTGCGGCGGATGCACAAAAGAAAGGTATACTTCCAGTTTTTATTATTACCGAACAAAAATTTAGTTTTGAGTTTGCTAAACAATTAGGATTGCAAGCTGAATATGTGGAAGAAATAGATGAAACCACAGGAGAAGTAGAAGGTTATTGGGATGGATTTTTACTTTATAAATTAGGTTTTGATTATATTGAACAAGCATTTGAATATGTTACTGAAATATTAGATGCCCAAAAAAGTGGAGAAATACCACATGATATAGTTTTTCTATGGGATTCAATAGGTACTATACCTTGTAAAATGAGTTTTGATGGTAAAGGTGGTAATCAACATACCGCTAGAACTATTTCTGAAAAATGGGGAATGGGAATGGCGCAACGTATTACTTCATCAAGAAAGGAAACATCACCATATACTGATACTATGGTATTTTGTAACCAACCTTGGGTAGACTTACCTGATAACCCATTTAGTAAACCTAGAATCCAACCAAAGGGAGGTCAATCCATTTACTTATCTTGCGCATTAGTATTTTTATTTGGTAACCAAAAAAGTGCAGGTATTTCTAAATTAAATGCTACCAATCAAGGTAGAAAAGTAAATTTTGCAGTTAGAACAAAGGTTGGTATCCATAAAAACCATATGAATGGTTTAGGATATGC